ATTATAAAGACTGTGTCTTTTAAAAAATATGAGTTGTACTCAAAGGTGAACAAAATGGCTGAAACTGAAAACGAAAATGATAACTTGGATAAGTTAAACGAAGAGCAACGTAAGAAAGATCAAGAGATGATTGATAAATTGGCTCAAGAACGTGTTGATAACAGTTTAAAAGATATTAAATCAAAACTTGATAACGCTTATAACAGTAGAGATACTGCTCTTAAAAAATTAGCAGAGTTTGAGCAAAAAGAAAAAGAAGCAGAAATTAAACGTCTTCAAGAAGAAGGTAAGTTTAAAGAAGCTTTCGAAATGCAGTTAGCAGAAGAAAAGGCAAAGAGAGAAACCCTAGAAAAAAGGAATGTAGAATTAACCAGAGATTTAGATGTTAAATCAGTTTTGAATACTTATGAATTCAAAAATCAAAAAGCTATTAATATGGCTTTTTCTGAAATATCAAGTCAATTGGTACAAAATGAACAAGGAGTTTGGGTTCATAGATCGGGTATATCTATTGCGGATTTTGTTAAAACATTTTGTGACAATGAAGAAAATGCTTTTCTCTTAAAAGCTAAAACTAATTCAGGATCAGGGTCTTCAGGATCATTGCCGAACAATAACCTTCAATCTGGAACAAAGAAATCTCTGTTTGAAATGTCTCAGGATGAAGTATTACAAATGGCACGAGAAGGAAAACTTACTCGTAAATAAATTTTAAGGAATAAAAATGACAGTAATTACAAATTTGTCAGGTGCAGAACAATTTGTACTTCAAGAAAGTCTGAGCGCGTACTCAGATGAAGCGTATACAAATGCGCGTAAATTGTCCAGCACAGCTTTGGTAGGCTCAAACCCAAATATTGATCCAAATACCGAAACTTTTATTGGTCAAGTACGTTGGTTCAAACCTTTGAACCCACAAATCAATGTTGCTTCTTTGACAGATTCTGCCGAAGGTAGCAAAACAAGCTATGAGTCAAACTATTTGACTTATATCAAAACCGTTCGTACACACGGCGCAGAAAAAGTAAACCTGCAACAAGTTGTAACACAACAAGACGGTCTGGCCAAAATTGGTCGTGACTTCGGTGAAACTAAAGCTCAAGATGAGCACAATGCAATTCTTTCTGTGTTGAAAGGTGTTGCCATTACAGAAGCTCTGTATGGCGCTGCAAGTGCATCAGGTCAAGCTGGCTTAGGTGGTCAAACATTCGACAATGATCCTACATCTTTGCGTTATGGCTTCTATGTGGATTTGGGCAATGCTAAACCTGTAGTAGCTCCTTCTGTAGCTGTACAAGGTGCCAGCCGTGCCGAAGGTTTCTTGAATGCTGTTGGTATGGCATACAAAGACTATGAGCCTGAATATTTCTATCTGGTTGTAAGCCCTGAGATTGTAGCTTCTCTGCGTTCTGCCAACTTGGTAGACAGCATTGTTATTACCGATGGTAATGTTAATTTCAACACCATTTTCCAAGGCAAATTCCGCCTGATTCAAACTCGTGCAAGCCAAGGCTTCTCGACTGCTGAATTGGCAAAAATTAATTCAGGTGCAGGTATCGATATTGTAGGTACAAAAACCTCTTTCGTTGTGTTGCCAGGCGCTATTGCTATGGCACCTCTGGCTGTTCCAGAAACAACTGAAATCTATCGCAATGCAAACGCTTATAAAGGTGGTGGTGTTACTTCTATCTGGTACCGTTGGGGCTATGTATTGGCCCCTGCAGGTTACGATTGGAAAGGTGCAACCAATAAATTCCCTTCAGATGCAGAATATAAGTATGCAATTGAAAATGGTACACCTAAAGCCTTGACATCTTGTGCAGACAATTTGACAAATGTTACAGGTACTTTCGCACGTAAAACAACCTCTGCTTTAAGCTTGGGTATTTTACCAATTTTCCACTCTTAAGGTATAAAAATGGCTTTAGTAAAAGGAACAAATTCTTATGCTACTGTAGCTGAAGCCGATTCTTATTTTAGAGATCGTTTGGATGCCCAAACATGGGCATCCTCAGATTCTGCTCTTAAAGCACAAGCGTTAATAACTGCTACAGCTATATTAGATGATCAACGTTGGATTGGAACAGTTTCTTCGGAAACACAATCGTTATCTTTTCCAAGAATAGGAGAATATTTTGACCCTAGACTTGGTATAAATAAATCTATGGATCCAATACCAGAGAGAATTCTAAAAGCTGTTTTTGAACAAGCTTTACATCTTTTAACAAATGAAGGATTACTTGATGAAACAGGAAGTGTGATTGATTTACAAATAGCTTCTATTTCATTGACCAGAGTTAAATCACCGGAAAAGATTTCACAAAGTGTTAAAAGATTTATTTCACCTTTATTAATTAATGGTGGTTCACAAAGTTGGTGGAGAGCTAACTAATGAGCTACAGGAATATGATAGATTCTAATTTAAGAATTGCTTTTAAATTGCTAAAAGATCTTGTGGAAGATATTTATATTGAAAAAATTACTGAAGCTTCTTTTGATTTTGAAACAAATGAAGTTGTAAATAATATAGAAAGAATTTATTTACAAGCTATTATATTAGACAGCAGTAAAAACAACTCCAAAACTAATTCAGTTAGGAAGCAATGTTTGATTAAAAAATCTGATGTCGGTACAATATCTGTCGGTGATTCCTTCAATTATAAAAATAATATTTTTAAAATAGTAAATTCCATTAAAGATGATGGAAGTATTTTACTATTTGATATAGAACAAGAGGTGGCCAATGGGTAAATTTTTAGATTTAGAATCTGTTGTTTATTCAATATTTGGTTCACAATCTTGGAAAAATGAAAATATTCCAACATATCCATTAAATCTTGTAAAAAATGATTCTAATAAAGAATACATTAGAATATCTATAATTCCAGGTTCACAAAGTGTAAATATAAATTCCTCTTCAGGTGTTTTAATTATAGATATTTTTACAGATTATAATATAGGTACAAAGGCTTATTTTAAAATAGCAGATAAACTTGACAGCTATTTAGTTAATAAAAGTTTTTTTAAAAATAAATATGCTTTGCAATTAGGTACTAGCTCGCTAGCACCTTCAGGCCAGGATCCAGAAACAAGATCTCTCTTTAGAGCGCAATACACAATAAATTTTAATTTCTTTGGAGTCGATTAATGGCACACATTTCTACAATTGGCGCCGCCATCTATACAGATCTTTCTGTTTATGTCGGTACTATAGCTAACGGTAAAGCAGAAACAACTGCAACCATGCCTACTACTTATGATGCTAGTGGTTTTCAAGCAATGTTTACCACAGCAGCAACCATTTCCAAATATGCAAAAATTCCTAACGTTAGAGAATTTCCTGCTATTGGTGCACAACCTAATATCGTAAATGTTCCAGTTTATGGTCAAAAACAATCTTCTACAGTTGGTGGTCAATCTGACGCTCCTTCTTTGGAAGTAACTATCAACTACGTAGGTACTGATTGGGCGAAAAACACCACAGGTTCATCTCCTGAGTCAACTCTTGGCAACATGATTGGCGACGGTGTATCCCGTATTTGGCGTTTTACTCTGTTGAATGCCGATTCAACAGCTACAGTCGGTACAACTCAAGGCAAATACGATTCTAACGTAGGTGGTTTGGGTACAGTTCAGAACTCACAATGGTATTTCAAAGGGCGTATTGAATCTTTGTTGGTAACTCCTTCATTGACAGATGCTACAACTGCTACCATTGCTATTTCTGTGCAATCAGACTTTTATGGTTCTTACACCATCTAAGTATAAACTTGGAGAGGGTAACACCTCTCCTTTCTTAAAATATGGAGTCTTATAATGGCCACAGAAATTAAAAAAATGCACATGTACAGGTACTCCTGCTTGTGAATTCCAAGATAATCGTTATGGCAACCAAATGAGAGTATGCAATAATGATTCTAAAAATAAAAACACTACGTGTACAGTATGTGGAAAAGTACACAAATTAGATTCAGGTAAATAAAAATGACAGACGTTGAAAGCAGACCATTTAGTATGGGCTATGTTCTCTGTACAACAGCTAAGCATATGAGAAAATCAATTGATATTAGCTTCAGAAAAACATTGGCGCGTATTGATGAATTTAAAGATGATCAAGCTAAGTCTTCTGAGCTTTTCAGAACACTGGCTCATTTAAATACAATGAAAAAACAATTAGATGAATTCGAACAACAAAATTCCGAAGATTTCAAAGGAGAATAAAATGGCAGAAGGTATTAAAGCATTAGTTGGTAAAAAAGTTACCAAAGCAGTCAAATTTATGGGTACAGAAATTAAAATCAGTAAACTGAGTGTATCCGAAGTATTTGATATTCAAGATAAAGCTAAAGAATTAAAAGATAATGAGTCTTTAGGTTTAGATGTTTTAAAAACTGTTATTCGTTCTGCCGTTGAAGGCGGTCAAGATTTGACAGACCAAGATTTTGAAACCTTTCCAATGGATGAATTATCAATTCTTTCAAATGAAATTATGAAATTTTCAGGCTTGAGTTCAGAAGCGGGAAAGTAATATTATCAGAAGATGATTTGGCCATATATGAAATAGCTTATCATTTAAAGATACCTATTTATAAATTGCTACAAGAAATGCCTTATGATGAGTTATTAGGTTGGTTTGATTATTTTGATAGAAGACCTGTCGATTGGCGAGACGACGATAGGACTTATAAGTATTTACAAACTCAAGGTGTAAAAGAAAAACCTTGGAAAATATTCCCCACTTTAAATCCAATTTACAACAACAATAATAAGCAAGAAGTAGAAGATGGCAAAACTGATATGTCTTCTTTTAAACAATCTACTTTATTTACAAAATTAATAACTGCTGTAAAC